CTCGGATTTCCTGCTCACACTCGATGTATTTTACAACGGCTCGACGCAAGCGTGCTGGGGAGCACGCAAGCTGAATCTTGCTAAACAGCAACGTGAGTTGCTGTAGAGCACGAATCGAGTCGATGCAAGGATCATCGAGCAACACGCCACTATTCCGATCGAACACACGACTGAGAAAACCTCCTAGAAATAGGGGGAGCTCTCCTCCTCTCTCCTTACGGAAAGAGGAGTGGATAGTCACCTGACCCTGGTCAAGCCATTTTCGGATGGCCTTTCCATAATCAGGTAGGGTAATCGTTAAAAACGACAACCCCTCGTGTTCGACACGCATGAGGACGGTATTAATGTCCTCACGGGCGCTAGTGCTACACTGACTAGCTGATTCCTCAGCTAGTCTGGACCAGAGTGACATCAGGCTTTTCACTGTCCCTCCTCTCATGAGAAGGTTAACAGATCCATAGCCTATGTCACCAACTACTAGTTGAACTCAGATACGAGATCTAAGTTCGCCCAACCCGCAAAATAGCATACTCGGATCTTATCCGGATGCTAAAGTGCAGGAAGGGATACTAGTCACCACGGAGTGAACTTCTCGCGAAGCTCAGCTACGCACCAGCGACTAATTCCAAGGAAAGAAATTTTCAAAGGAATTAGAATCGACTAGCACGTTGGCGACTTTATGGAAAACATCGAACAAAACGAAGATAAGGACAAGCGTTTTATAGCTAATCCTTAATCTAACGTCGAGCTCATTGAATTCCATGTCGTCCCTGCGCGGCCGGGCAATAAGCTTAACGGAGGTCTTTTCAGACTCCCCTTCAGCCTTGCCGTCCGCCTCGCTACGACTCACCACCAAGAAGTTTGGTAATGATCGCATCGGTGCCCGCAGTAAACAGGGTTTTGAAACCCGTGTAAACTGCCAAGACTTCGGTATTCGTATAGCCAGCCGGCGGAACGTCGAACACGACATAGTTTGCCATGTTAACTTTGACGTTCTCCGACGGCTTAAACGGATCCGAAGTGAGCTTCGAATGGTCGATCCTCAAGAGCCGACGAGCCCTACCTTGTTTGACAAGGTTGTGGCTAATCGACAACTTGATCAGCCCATCAGCGGATGTGTAGGCCGACTCGTCACCTGACGCGAAAGTTCGCGGCAGGGGAGTTGTCGTCCCACTAATCGTAATGGACTGGGGATCGGTCAGTGCCATAGGCATCACTCCTAGGGTCCGGTTCTCGGACCCCAATTGGCGTTTGGTGCATCACAGTATGCCGCCTCATCGCAATCTAGTAAGACCGATTGCGGCGAGGATGGACTTCTGTAGATAGGAAAGGTTTCCCATCGTAAGCCCGAACCCAAAGGGGTTAGCCCTCCGACGTAACTTGGCCTCAGAGGTCAGGATTATGTCAGCGGGACGCGCGGTAGATCCACCAAAAACATTGGTGGGACCGGCGTAAGTATAGATGTCACGGACCACAGAGTGTTCCATGATATACCCATACTTCAAAACCAAGCCATCGTTGGCCCAAGTCTGTGCGTTGTGTATAACATCGCCCAGATTAGAGAACCAATCAACGGCCCAACTCCACGGAGCGATTTCCCATATCACATCCGGGCTCAACTCAAGCCCAAACATTGATTCGTACTGCTGGAACTTTGAGGCGAACTCGCTATTCAACCTGCCAAAGAAAGTAATTGGCAGGTGATAAACGAACGCACCTGAGAACCAGCGGTCGATCGTCGTCTCGCGACGGCGAATGGTCCATCCCTTCGTACTCGAGCTGAGATCGAGCAATCGACCAGCAGCATTGGTCCCAAAATCGGGACCAGAATGATTGCTGGCGATGACGGTCTCAGTTATCGAGTGCTCTGTCGGAAACCGGTACCTCCTACGAACCACTTGGCCATTATCCCTCTCGAACTGAAGTAAAAGTTCTTTGAGGTGAGCAACGGTACGGACAAAATCCGTAACGTCGCTGACCAAGGGGAGCCAACCAAATTGGTAATTGAGAAACTCAGAACCGTACGTTTTACTAGTACGCTTGACTCTGGACCTTTTCAGATCCCGAGCCAACTGAGTCTTCTTCTCCCAAGCTTCTTTTCCAAGAAGCTTAGGGAGACCATCATGGTAGGCTTCTAGCAGCGCTGCCGCTAGATTTACAGTAGGACGCCCGGGGGCACACCTAGCAATAGCAGTGGCCCCATACGCATTTAATCCCGTGTCAGAGGACATAGCGTAAGGAGGCCAGGGCATTGTTGTTGCACTACGAGCAGAGGGATTAAAGCACGGACCATCAGAAATGGTCCGACGCTCAATCCCAACGTCGTAAGGCAGCCAACCAGTATCGATATGGACGTTCCCAATAGATGGGCACGCACAATATCTCTTCTGGCTAGTAAAGTCCCCACCGATGTCGCCTGGAGGAGAAATAAAATTTCTCTTCCATTCGGCATGGTTTTCCGATGTGGTCGTCTGTACACCTTGAAGGTGTGACACAGACGGAGACGCGTCTACAGGAGGCCTTCTTGTATCAGAGGTAATAGTACCCCTCTGACGGAAGGAATCCTTATAACGCGTTGGGCCCCACCCAGGGAAGGGTAGGTCCCGTCTCCTAACAGGCAACCACAGCAGAGCTCCTTCTGGTCTAGGGAGTTAATTCTCCCAATGCTTCCCCTTCGTACCAACCCCCCGATAGGGAGTGGATACTGAGGGAATAGTAAGCATACTGCACTGCGCCG